ACATTTTCAATTGTCTGTGTGATTTACCCCTCACACAGGTTGGATTGGTTACCAACGCCCTTACCTGGGGGCACATGGTCCATTTTGGAGTAGTAGTAGGCTTCTACTCCTCCGATTTGTGTTCCACAGAGACCGAGCTGCTAACCACTGAACTACCACTCGATGTCGAGGATGCGGAAAGCAAGGATGACGAGGATGCGGAAAGCAAAGTCTCGCCAAACAACGGTGTGGGTACAGGAATAGCGCCCGCAATCGCAGACGCTCCAATGAGCTGTGAATCGTCGGACGGTGGCAAGGAGCCAACCCCGATCTGTGCAATGAATATGGACAAGCTAGTGGAGGCGGTATAGGTCAGGGATGATTGCAAGCTAATATAGCCAGCGTCACCAGCACGTACGAGTATCAACCCCATCCAAGCCTTCGCTGACATAGAAGCGGATTGGGCAGGATAGGTGAACGCGTAAGGGAACGGATAAGTGCCATAGTAAGTCGCACCTCCCATCGCAACCGTGTAACCAGAAGCCAGTGTGGTCCCGTGCGCATCAAGGAGCACCTCGACGGTATAATACGTATCTATCTCACGAAACGGGAGATTAACGATTACCTGCTGGGTGCTCAACCTGGTCACGGAAGTTTTCAGTTTGCCAATTGTATTTATGGAGACATCTGCTGGCCAAGGGCCAAATGTGGACCCATCAAAATGGCCCACCATGTTGGTTTGCAGAGCCAGAGGGACAGGTGGTACGACCGGTTTATAAAACCGAATCTTGTACGATATGTACAACACACCTATCTGCGCAGACGCTTGCATTCCTTGGGTGATGATTTGAAACTTCGCTAATGTAGTGGACCGTTCCGACGACCCACCTTGCACAAACAGCTTACCATCACGCCCAACAAAAGCAGATTTCCAATCCAGATCATACACAAAGCTAGTTGCAGGCTTGGCTATCCTCGAATGGGGATCTTGCATAGCGGCAAATAGCGAATTAAACACCGGAGTCTTAACGTCATAATTGGCACACATTACAACCTGTCCGAGGGCGGTATTGGTTGAATTGAGTGCATTAGAACTCGTGCTCTCGAAATGGAACCTGATGTACTCTGACTTCCATTCGGCGAAATTGTTCGATATGCTACTCAACCATGGGAAGAGGTCCTGATTAGTTAATGAGACTTCATACACATTGTTTCTAAAATCAGTCGATCCTTCAATATAACCAACCAGTTCCTTCTTCTCTATCACCAACCCGTCTAGGGACATGGACGCTGAAGACTTGCCCTCTCTTCGTGGTCTGGGGCCGACCATCTTCTTAGGCTTACTCACGGCGCGTGCAGAAGCAACACGAGGCGTAGTTTTCTTAATTGACTTCTTCTTCATAAAAATATCAATTTTCATCGGCAACGGTACTGTAGGATTGTCCCCCACATCAACGGCAAACACGAAATGTTGATAACTGTGCACTTGGTCATCAGTCAATCTGGACAGCAACACCGGGTGTGTGAACGGTCCGAGGTCATTATGGCCATCAAAAAACCGCTCCAACTCCAGTTGCTCTTCAACAGAGAAACCATGCAACTGCTGCATGATTAGACGAGTGCTCATGGACACCTCCATCGGTTCAAGATTTGATCTCTTCATCTTCTGGCGCGTCCAATAATCATCAATCCTAAAGTGCTTACCATGAGTGAGTCGGATGTAACACATAGCCATGCTCTGCAGTATAGGCACACCCCGGGATTCAGCCATCAACGACATGGCCTTACCTCGGAGCAATTCAGTGCGGGTTTTGACGCTTGAAAACTTGTATTTTGCTGCAACCCACCCAAAATTTAATATCTTCTTCATGGGCGACGGGACAACAACAAGTGTCTCAGTGTCAAAAGTCATACTGCAAAATCCAGCGGTGTAGACATTCTCATGGAATTCTATCTTAACATTAAATCCTAATAAATCGTACAGTACTTGGATCAACTGATCCTGATTTACAACATATCCGAAGTGATGGCAGCCATTCCGGACGGATTCGGAAGGCGGATACCTCCGGGCAAATGCAATTTGGAAATCCCTCCAACATTTTGCTCCCAGGGTATGGATTCTCTGAACAAAGCCTCCGACGGGACACCGTGCGCGCCCATTGCGACAATCGCATCCGAAACATACCCGAGCGACGTTGTAGAGGGCATCGTCACCTTCAATAACCACCCGTGAGTCGTGCATCGCTCTACCGAAGACGTGCCGGATGAATTCGAATACCATGAGATTTGTAAATCCGTTGCCAAGGCTCGTGCACATTTCTCCTGACATTCTTCTTGCAGGAATTTCCACCCGTAGTCCCTTTGACGTGCAACGATTAATACCGGTTGTGACCCGTTGGTGAATCTCGACAATTCGTCGAGCGTGGGCGTTATTAATGGAAAACCATCGGTAGAGTGCCCCTTCAACTCTTTCCAAGATGTGGCTCGTAAAGTGACACTCATACGCTGTATAATCCGTGGCCACATATCGGTAATTGTCGCCAGCTCGTAACCAACGAAGTACATGGTTAGGTCGCTCTTGGATTGGGATGAGTTTAATAAAGGACTCGTGTGCATAGAGACTCTTCTCCAAGTGATGGAAGAATGGCCCAACAAGCAGTTTGTACTCGTCGACCCTGGCGTAAATCTGCCGCACCATCTTGTAGCTGGAATAGCTTTCGTCCTTGGTGAAGAAATGGACATCGGTGGTTCGTTCACCTCTTCGATAGGTGTACTCAGGGTTGATATCAGGAAGGAGCTCGTCGTGTAATCGTTTGAGTTGTGCCTTTCTAGCTCCTGTATATGGGGTGCCGGATATCCAAGTATCAACAGACAAATCAGCATCAGCAGCAAGCGGTGTGATGTTAGCACGGACCCAATCATCAACAAAACCGAACCAAGCGTCGCGAAAGTGCTTAGAACTGCGTGGTACATCAACAGCAATGCGCTTAAGCACAGATGTGACAGTGTTTGGTACATGGTGCATATCTCCGTGGGGATTTGTGCCGCCCATAAATATAGGGCCAATGGAAGTCGAAACAACCTTTCTGCTGTACGTATCAGCCAATTTGAGCTTAAACCGCGGTAGTCGTTTGGGACATACAATCGGTGGTATCGGTACTTCACCAACTCTGTATCCATACTTGACGGCATACTTCCACTGGCCATGGGAAAATCCACCACTGCGTTGACCTTCAATGAGTTTAAATAAAGTAACGCAATCTGCTGAGTGTCGGTTATGACCTTCGTGTCAGCAGGCGACAGATTAAACGACACAAGGCCGCGCGAGGCAGCCATAATCCTGTCAATGTGGGTGGTGGTGGCATGGCACAAATTGATGCAATTGGACACAATGCCCCAGAACAAAGGCAATGAAATGGT